ACTCCCTTGTTATTGCCAATAACTCCCCCGGGTGGGTGAACGGCTCCATAATAGGAACCGCCATCGACTTGGATACGGGGCTTTGCTACATGCACATCGACGGCACGTGGCTCACCACCGCAACAGGCGGTGCACTAGGCGGAGAGCCGGGGATTGGAGACGGTATCTCCATCACCTCATGGTCCCCCACCAACTACAACGCGTTCTACGCAGGTATGTTGACAGCAAACGAGGCGTACGACAGCGGCTCGGCCGGCGTTGTGTCCGTCCGAGTAGGCGTTAGCCCACAGTTCTGTCCAGATGGATACACTCCCATCACTGTAGTATAACTAGAGAGGAGGTGGTCCTTTGTCTGACCCCGTAAAGGGCGAATTGGTGCGTGATGAAGATGGAAAATTCGTGGCAGGTAAGTCAGGGAACCCATTAGGTCGACCAAAAGGCTCTAAGAACAAGATAACGCTCCTACGGCAGTCCCTAGAACTGTCCCTACGTGAGCAAGCCGCGCCAGATATGGCCGGCGTACTGAAAACAGCGGTGGATTTAGCCCTAGATGGCGACCGCTCCATGATTAAGCTGCTTCTCGAGATGCACATGAGCAAATCCCAGTCGGATGATGCCAAAGGTGTGGAGAAAGTGGCTATCCAAATCAACAATCTCGCGGCTCCCGAGCCTGAGGTGATTGATGTAACCCCCAATAAAGAGGAAAATGATGATGGATAACAAAAAGACTGGTGGAGACACCACGAAGGGCCCGGGTATCGGTCCTCGCAGTTCTTTTGGAACCGGAACCGTAGGTAAAGTCAAGGTAGGTGTGAAACCCGTACCGTCTGAGACCCGTGGTAAAGACTCCAAGAGTAAATAGTCTTGGAAATCAGCCTTCATCAGGCGCAACAGGATATCTTCAACGATTCCACGCGCTTCAAAGTGTGCGCTGCGGGGCGACGCTTCGGCAAGTCGTACCTCGCGGCGGTCACTTTGTTTGTAGAGGCTGCCAAAACTGAGAAGACACGGACGGATGGTGTAGTAGTAGACCTCTTCCTGGAGGAAGTATACTACGTAGCGCCTACGTTTGAGCAGGGTAAGAAGATTCTGTGGCCCCTCCTACGGGAGTTGGGTGCGGATTTGATTGCCAAGAAGTATGAGAATACGGGTGAGTTGACCCTTATCAACGGCAGACGCATCAGCATCAAGGGGTCGGATAGACCTGACTCATTGCGTGGTGTAGGGCTCAGCTACGTTGTACTCGATGAGTACGCGTTCATGAGAGAAGAAGTGTGGGAGTTGATTATCATGCCGGCGCTAGCGCGCACAGAGGGCGGAGCCCTGTTCATCGGGACCCCCGACGGCAAGAACCATTTCCACAAGATGTACCAGTTCGGCATGGACCCCGATAACAAGGACTACAAGAGCTGGCATTTCCCGTCTATGGATAATCCCTTCCTGCCCCGGCAGGAGATTGAGAATGCTCGCAGGGACATGTCCACTGACCGCTTCCGCCAGGAGTTCGAGGCTAGCTTCGAGTCAGGCGGTGGCTATGTGATGACCCCCGATATGTTCCCGATTATGGAGTCAGACCACACAGTCTCCGGCGATGTCTACGTCGCAGTTGACTTGGCCGGCTTCACCAAGGTAGAGCAGGGGCGGAAGATTGTTAAACGAGACGACCATGCTATATCCGTGGTCAAGGCCCACCAAGGCGGGTGGCTCGTACTAGATATTATCAACGGCAAATGGGATGTCAGAGAGACAGCCCTGCGGCTGGTCAAGGCCTTTAGGGACTACCGTCCTCTGGGCTTCGGCATCGAGAAAGGTATAGCAATGCAGGCAGTACTGCCGTACCTCCAGGATGAGATGAATAGGATAGGGACCTTCTTTGAAGTGACCCCTCTCTCGCACGGTAATCAGAAGAAGCAGGATAGAATAGCTTGGGCGCTGCAAGGCAGGGCCGAGAAGGGACGCATTCAGCTCATGAGAGGTGACTGGAATAAGAAGTTCCTCGAACAGGCTAGCGACTTTCCTAGTCCTCTGTCCCACGATGACCTCATCGACTCACTGGCATACATAGACCAGATTGCGGACCCATACTTCGACACTCAGGACTTCATGCTGGACGAGTGGCAACCCTTTGACGACGTGGCAGGATACTAATGGCTCAGATACCAAACAAGTACGGGGACAGCAAACCCGCACAAGATATGAAACATGAGGACACACAGGGATTAGTTTCCTTTGTGATGACCCGTGTAGACCATGCTCGTCGCGTACGAGACGATGAGTTCGGTGACAGGTGGAAGGAATATACCCGGCTGTGGCGTGGCTTCTGGGGCAAAGGCGACAAGAACACGGACAGTGAGCGCAGTAAGCTGATTGCTCCTGCCCTCCAGCAGGCCATCGAGATGACCGTCTCCGAGATGGAGGAGGCTACCTTCGGCCGCAAGGCATGGTTCGACATCAGCGATGACATCAATGATGAGGACCGCGATGACGCTACGAAGTACCGTGACCAGTTGCTCGAGGACTTCGAGCTGTTCAAGGTTCCCCGGGAGGTGGCTAAGACCTACCTACTCGGTGCCATCTACGGCACGGGCATTGCAAAGATTAACGTAGAGCTTAAGAAGGTGGGTGAGATTGAACGCCCCGTAGTAAAGGTCTATGCTATCCGTCCCGATGAGTTCTTCATCGACCCCTCAGCTACCGACATTGAGGAAGCGCAGTTCTGCGGACATGACATACTCAAGCCTAGGCATGGTGTCAAGTCAAAGATTGAGGCTGGCCTATACAAGGACTACGATGTTAGTGCTTGGACAGGTGAGCGTCCCGGCGATGCAACCGGTGGTAGCGGTCGCTCCGTTCAGGTTGAAGATGACGCAGTGCTCATCACCGAGTACTACGGCAAGATTCCCGGAAGGTATGTGGGTAAGAAGGGGATGGTGGAAGCCATCGTCGTTATCGGCAACGAGACTCACTGCCTGAAGGTAATGGAAAATCCGTTCGACAATCAGGACAGGCCCGTCATTGCTTACCAGCACGACACGGTTCCTGGGGAGTTCTGGGGAAGAGGCGTAGCAGAGAAGGGGTACAACCCTCAGAAGGCACTGGATGCCGAGCTACGTGCGCGTATCGACGCACTTGCCCTTATGACGGCTCCGATGCTAGGCGCAGATGTCACTCGCCTGCCTCGCAACCCTGATATGCGTACGCGCCCGGGCAAGGTATTCCTCACACGGGGTCGCCCCTCTGAGGTTATCGAACCCGTAGGCTTTGCTAACCCAAGCGTATTAGCCGCCACGTTCCAGCAGTCGGGAGACTTGGAGCGGATGGTCCAAATGGGGACCGGCGCAATGGACTCGGCTACACCTGTCGGTACTAACCGCAGGAACGAGACCGCTTCGGGCATGAGCATGTTGAACCAAGCGTTCATCAAGCGCAGCAAGCGTACAATGCAGAATGTAGAACGGGACTTCTTAGACCCAATGATTACCAAGTCATTGTGGCGGTACATGCAGTTCTATCCTACACTGTACCAGAAGGACATGCTCTTTATAGTGAACTCCACTATGGGCATTATGGCGAAGGAAGTTGAGCAGGCACAGCTCATCAATCTTATCGGGTACGTCCCACCGGACAGCCCGTCTCACAAGATTCTCCTTGCTGCCATCTTTGAGAACACCGCCTCGGCGGATAAGAAAGCTATCGGTGATGTTATCAAGCAGATGTTAGCCCCACCCTCGGAGGAGGAGAAGGCAGCACAGCAGAAGCAGCAGCAGATGCAAGAGCAGATGCAGCAGATAGCTATACAAACGGCACAAGCTGAGCTGGACAAACTCAAGGCAGAGACTGCGCTTGAAGTAGAGAAGGCTAAGCACGTTGCTATTAAGGCCGACCTTGAAGACGACATGGTTGAGATTCAAGCAGCGAACGCTGCAACCGCCGCCCAGAAGACACGTATCAGTGCTGCCCAAGTGCAGACTAATGCGCAGCGGAATCAGGTTGAGCGCGAGAAAGCTGTACTGACAGCTAGGTCTAAGTCAAACGGTCAGAGTTAAAGTCAGACATGGAGAATGTTCGTGACTAACGATGAAAGTAAATACTATAGCGACATGGAGGACCTGTTTGCTACCCCGGGTTGGAAGACCGTTATCGAGGAAATCAAGCAGGAAATCTACGAGCTACAGGCACAAGCACTCGAGGCAGCCACATGGGAGGCAGTCTGCGAGTACCGCGGAAAGGCAGAGGCGCTTGCGTACTTTGTCAATCTGGCAGATGTCATAGATATGCAGAAATCAAATGCCTTACTATGACTATAGATGCCGCCAATGCGACGTGAAGTTTGAAGAGCTGACTCCGGTTAGCCAGTGCACAGAGGACCGTCCTTGCCCCGACTGTGGGGGAGACGGTGCACGTATAATTTCACCAGTGCATTTCGACGGTAAGATGGGGTTAGACCCTGACTTTAGTACCTTCAGTGACAAGTGGGCGAAGAACGTCACCAAACGTCACCAAGGGGATAAGAGTCAGAAGGACTCCAACGACCACCGCTACGGCGGAGAACACGAGAAGTAGAAGGGGAGTACGGACAATGCAGTCCCTCAGCACCGTACCATTTCGTCGGACAATCCAATTCTGGACCGAGTAAGAGGAGTATTATAGATGGCTCGTTTTGAAGACTATAGAGACCGTGGCACTGCACTGGAAGATGAAATCGACCACGCAGGTGCAGCAGCGGAACAGCGACAAGCGCAAGGCAACGCAGGGTTCGAACTACCGGAGAAGTTCCGGGGCAAGTCAGCAGAAGAAATTGCTGCCTCATATGCCGAACTCGAAGGGGCCTACTCACGTCAGGGTAGCACCTTAGGTGAACAGCGCAAGTTGATGGATGAATTGATTGCAGCACAGCTTAAGCCGTCTCAGTCAACAGAACCTGAACAGGTAGAGCCTGTATCAATGGACGACTTGTATGAAGACCCGGAGGGAGCAATCGCTCGGGTAGTAAACAAATCGGCTAATAAGCGTATCGAGGAACTAGAACAGAAGCTAGCTCGAACCGAGTATGATAAGCGGTTTGAGTCGTTTGAATCCAAGCACCCTAATTGGAGACAGACATCCGAATCACCGGAGTTCCATGAATGGCTCAGAGAGTCAAGTTATAGGACACGGTTAGCGGCGGCAGCTCAGCAGTCTGGAGACGTAGATGCGGCAGAAGACTTGTTCACCATGTATACCGACACTCATGGTGGTGGCAAGAAGTCTGAGCCGAAGAGGAAGGTCAGTAACCGTAACATCGCGGACGTATCCCTAGAGGGTACATCAGCAGGTGGTTCCTCCGCAGAGCAGCAGTTCTCTCGCTCCAAGTTAATGGAGACGAGGATTGCAGCGAAGAACGGAAACCGCAGTGCGGAACGCTGGCTTAAAGCTAACGCTCAGAACATAGCCATCGCCTATGAAGAGGGTCGGATTTCCGACTAATCTTACTTAGGAGTTAACCCAAATGGCTTTGGGCACAAATCACATTTATACCGACCTGGCAACAGGTCAAGGTCCGCTTAGTGCGGCTTCGCGTACGCGCTCTAACAGTGCGTTCATCCCCGAGTTGTGGAGCGACGAAATCATCGCCGCTTACAAGTCTAACCTGGTAATGGCCCCTCTGGTTGTGAACATGAATCACACCGGCAAGAAGGGTGATACCATCCACGTTCCGCGTCCGGTCCGTGGTTCTGCCTCCGAGAAGGCTGAGTCCGCTCAGGTCACTCTCATCGCGGGTCAGGCCACCCAGTCGCAGTACCTCATCGACCAGCACTGGGAATACTCCCGTCTGATTGAAGACGTAGTGGCTACTCAGGCCGACGACAGCATCCGTCCGTTCTACACCGACGACGCTGGCTTCGCTCTGGCTAAAAAGGTCGACACCGACCTGCACGCTGAAGGCGCTGCCTTCGCTGGTGCTGATGCTTCGCCCACCGTGGCTGGCTCTGCGTACAGCAAGGCTGTTATTGGTTCTGACGGTTCTACCGTTTGGGACCCTGCGGCTGCAACCAACACGGGTAATGCCGCGGCTCTGGCCGATGCTGGTATCCGTGAACTCATCCGTCAGCTTGATGACAACGACGTTCCCTCACAGGGCCGCGTACTCGTCATTCCCCCGGTAGAGCGTAAGAACCTGATGGGTCTTGCACGCTTCACCGAGCAGGCGTACACGGGTGAGGCTGGTGGTGCTAACACCATCCGCAATGGCCTGATTGGTAATCTGTATGGCGTAGAAGTCTACGTGTCGAGCAACTGCCCGACCGTGGCTGACGGCGGCGCGACCGAAGACCAGCGCGCTTGCCTGTTCTTCCAGAAGGAAGCACTGGTATTCATCGAGCAGATGCGTCCCCGCGTACAGACTCAGTACAAGCAGGAATGGCTGGGTGACTTGTTCACCTCTGACATCCTGTACGGCTCTGGCGTTCTGCGTCCGGAAGCTGGTATTGCAGTTGTCGTACCTGCCTAATAAGGCATAGAGTAACCTCACCCCCCATCCGGGGGGTGGGGCTTTTTAACTAGGAGATACCATGCAGCGTAGATATGCCCCGCTAAAGAGCAGCGCGAGCGCCGTTACATGGGGAAGTATTACCGGAACATTATCCGCTCAGACTGACTTGCAGACTGTGCTGGACACCTTTCTTACAGCAGAGGCTGACACCCTCGCTTCGGTCACGGCTAGAGGCGCTACCACTTCTGTAGCCTCGTCGTTCACCAGCGGCATAACTGTCACCGCAACAGATGGCGAAGTACTC